TTAGTTTCTGACCAGAGTAAAGGCTTCTCCTGTGCCATTGTCAAGGGCAAATTGTCCATTTTGCATCCGTCGCCATGTTCAAGACCAATAAGGTTTAATCCGTAAGAATAATACTTACGATGTGATACTCCTGCATCTACAGTAACATCATCAGAATTTCTAAACCAAGCCTTTAGTGCGTGTGCCAAGTGAAATCCACTTTGGTAGTCATGATTTGACATACTATGTACACAATCTACAGGAGCAATCTCTCTTAACATCTCTACACATTGTACATAGACCTGTAATGCGACCTGGTAATGTTCCCACCATTTACCATCTGTGTCCTGATAAGTGCCTTTTGTGGTCGTTGAATATACATTGTCGACATGAAGAACATCATTGCCAATACAAAATAAAACTCTGTCTACATTAAAGCCTTTTGCCTTATTTATGAGACCACTTACACCTAATAGCACTCTTTCTATTGCTACATCCATGTTATACTCTTCGCCTGTTTCTTCTTTATTTGCGTATTTACCTATATGAATGTCAGCAGGGTTTATGACCAAGAGGTGGTCTCCACCTTTATACTTGATTTTAGGGTACTTAGGGGCATTATCTTCTATAAGTTGTAGTACGTTATTAAAAACACTCTTCTCGTCTACAGAGCCAGTTTTTGTAACAACACTAAAACGTAATTCACCAGACATATTTTGCCAATGTTTTACAGAAACAACATCATTTTTGTCAATTCCTCTTTCAGCAAGGTGTTTGTCTAATTCAGAGTTGTGTGTAAGGTTGTAGTTTAGGTTTTCTAATTCACCAGCTCTATGCTTGTATATTAAATTAACCTCTTCATCGTTTAATCTTAGTCTTTTTCCCATATTCCGTAGATTTTACACCCTTTGACGTCTTTCATAAGAACTTTAGTATATTCTTTTTTGTCTTTTTCTGATGGTTTCAGATATTTCGGGTTTTTTGAATTTAATTTTCTTTTTTTAGGCATAAGCCAAACTTATTTAGATTTTTGTACCTTTTCGTAAGACCTTCCTCCAAAATATGAACCAATGACTGTTAATAAAGTCAATTTTATTAGTTCAATCCATGAGTTTTCTACCTTAAATGCTAAAACTCCAGCATCTATGAAAATTAATAGCATTGTGCATAAAACGATAAATATAAGTATCATTGGTCGTACATTTTTACTCAACCAAGAGTCGCTATTCATGTCAGAAACCCATCTTTCGGTTACTTGTTTTTGCATTTCTGCTTCGTGAGCCATAAAAAGCTCTTTTATTTTTTGCTCTGCCTGTAACTTTTCTTCTTGTGTTGTCGTAAGATTATCTATAACCCCACCAACTTCTTTAACAAGTTCAGAAGTGCCACTAGAAAATATTTTTGATAGTATACCCATTATTTATTTTGCTAATAATTTACTTATCATTTTTCTTTATAAACTCAAGAATTATGTTTAGTTTTTCTCTAACCTCCATCATTTGGTTGTGTAGGGCTTCATGTCTTTTTTCAAATCCAACCTTAACTTCATTGATGCTAAAAAAAGCAAACTTATATAGAACATATAATGCTCCCATTAATAGAACTACTGAAAGTCCATAGTTCTCTACTAGTTTTAAAATATCTTCCATGTTTTTATGAAAAAAACATTTTAACTATTAAGCCAACCAATGCAACATAGATTACCCAAAGGGATTTACTCATTAGCTTTCTAGTAGACGTATTACGATTTACTCTAGCTACTACACCCAAATCAGGGTCTAATACTTTTTCTGTCAGCATATCTAATTTAGCTACTACCTTGTCTAATTTATCCTCCATAGAGTCTATTCTTTGTTCCATTAATGCTACTTCTTTTATAATGTCCTTATTAGTTGCCATTATTTTATTTTATCAAAATCTATATACTCTATTGTTACTTCATTTCCTTTCTCTAACTCTTTCGCAATATCTGGATATACTCTTTTATACGCATTAGTGGACTTTCCAATGAAGCCATCTTTGATGATTTTATTGTTCTCTTGTGAATCACCCAAAAGAAGGCATCCAGCAGTATGAGAATCATCGTTACCACAATGGATAAGTATGTATTCAAAGCCTGGTACATTACATACTTCCAACATACCTTTATGAATTGTAGGAAATCTTTTTTTATACTTCGCATCAAATCCACCTTCATTTCTAAATTGTATTTTATATGTACCAGCAGGTATTCTTGTTTCTCCTTTAACTTTTAAAACTCTATGTTCATCTTCTAAGGTATACGCCATAAACAATAAGCCTATGTCGCTATCTTCAAAAAGCAAACCATTTGTACAGTCTGCCTGACTACTAAACCTTAGAACCTTGAGTTTCATTAGATAGATGCTACAAATACTTCTACATCACAAGCTGCGACACTTGCTTCAGCAGACATTACGAAAGTTGAGTTATGAGAAACTGCTCCTTGTGCTATATCAGAATTGTCAGCATCAAAACTTGCACCACCCATGATGAAAGATTTACCTGCTTCTAATTTAATTACCATAGCATCTGTTCCAAATACTTTTAGGTTTACAAAGTTAGTGTCATCTAAATTTGTAACTCTAATATATTTTACGTTTGCAGCCACTAAAGACCCTTGTCCTGTAGAACCTAACTCTACTATAGGAGTAAATGCAGAAATTGGAACTTCTACTACTCTGCTATAAACCTCATCAATATCAGCTATTGTTAAGGTGTTTGTGTTACCATAAGACTGACCATTCAATGTTACATTGTCAGTCAATGTTACAGTTAAATTTGCGTTTGTTACTGTTGTTGCCATTTATTTATTTTTTAAAATATTATTTATTGTTTTATGATACCTTTACTATACCTCTATCATTCCATAAAGTGCCTCTTACTCCAGCTCTTGTTGGCAAATTAGCCAAGTTACTTAATATAGTTGTTTGTGAAGAAGTTAAACCAGTCTTGGCAGTATTAGCTGTTATCTCACTTGCTTGTGCTGAAGTAATACTTGTAATTTCTGATTGAACATACCTTCTTAACTCTTCTATATCTTCAGAAAGCTGCTGTATAGCATATAGAGCAGGAGCTAAATTTTCAAACATACCTTCATCAAGTATATGGTCTCCATTGTTAAATTTATCTCTAATTTCAGTTTCAGTAGAGGTATCTATTGTTCTAGAATTTGTATCTTCTCCTGTATTCTTATTAAATATGTCTGATGATTTTCTTGTTGCTAATGCCATAATTATATTATATATTCCCAAACAAGAGTAACATTTACATTTGCCAATCCTGTTGATGATTTTATCATAGAAACGCCTATAACGTCTCCTTCACTAAAAGTTGCAACACTAAAATCAGCAGTTTGACTAGTTTGTGCAACACTTAAATCAATTCCTGTAACCTCTTCAGTTGGTGTACTACCAAAGCCTACTGCTGTATTGGTTATTTTATGAAATTGTAATTTACAACTTGAACCAATGTCTGCTGATGACCTAACAATCGCCTTTAAAAGCCTACCACCATAAGGTGCTAATGTCCTTGTATAGTAAATTGTTGGATTACTAGCTTCATTTAGATTGTTGAAAGGAACGAAAAAGTCTGATGTTGTACTAGAACTATTCATATAAAATGAGTGGTCGCTAGTAGAAATTTGCTTTACCTTTCTTGCGTCTACAGAGTTATCAGGATTAAAATATACTTGACTTTCTGCTAAAAGAAAACCAATTACTCTGGCATTATCGCCTAATCCTGTTGGTGCATCCATAGTAAATAAACCACTATCACTTAGATATACAGGCTCTCCTATACCACTAAGTGTTTGACCAATAGTAACAACTCCCCTCAAGAGCATTCCGTCTTGAGACGAGCTTGTTCCTAATGCTACAGCTAGTAGACGGTCGTGTCTACCAGCTACATCTTGGTCGGCTTGAACCCATATAGGACTACTTCCACCTACAATTAAAGGCGTATAAATACGACCAGCAGTTGTAGTTGTTGTTGTTCCTAAAAATGTAACATCGCCATCGTGAGTACCTGCTGAACCTCCTGGTATTGCAAATACTTTAGCGTTACTTTTTTCATACGGTCTTGCCATAATAGTTTATTAATTTATTATTATCCTACTCTAGTTATTAAAACTTCAATTTCATCTGTTGCTGGAGCATCATTAAAATCAATAGTAACTTGGGAAGTTGAATTTCTAACCACTTCAGCATAAACAGTTGCAAAAGTATTTGCATCATACAACTGTACAATAACATTTCTTGTTCCTAAGTTATGACTTACTGCAATACTAGTTAAAGAACCATCACCAATAGTTTCAGTATAAGTTCTTGCAGCTAAGTGTGCAGGGGTTACATATCTAGTTGTATCAGTACCAGCAAGAGCTTCAGTGTTTGTTGCTCTTTCTACAACACCAGCAACAGTTGTACTTGCAGCAACCTCATCACCTGTGTTTGTTCCACTTTGACCACTTAAATAAGCCTGGTCAATAGCAGTACCATTCCATACACCTGTTCCAATAGTACCTACAGTTACTATAGAGCTACTACCTGCAATAGGAGACTTTCCTGCTAAAGCAGAAGTAATAGTAGCAGCATAGTTTGCATCATCATTAATTGCAGCAGCAATCTCATTTAAAGTATCTAATGCTCCTGGAGCTCCACCTATTAAATCACCAATCTCTGTTTGTACATATGCAGTAGTTGCAATTTGTGTAGTATTAGTGTTAGCAGCAGCAGTAGGTGCTGTTGGAGTACCTGTTAATGCAGGACTTGCTGTTGGTGCAGCAGCTTGTAATGTGTCATACATCTCATCTGTCATTACACCCCAATTAGTTGTGTTTGCAGCAGGAAGAGAAGCATTATTACCATCAGATGATGTTACTGTAAAACTAGTTGAATTTGTAATAACACCTAAATCTGTGTCTACATTTGTTTCTTTAGCTGTGTTTGCTGTAATTGCACTAGCTTGAGCAGCAGTAATACCAACCTTAGCATTGTTTGTTGCAATGTCAGATTCCATAGTATCTAAATCAACAGCTTGTGTTACAGATATAAATCCTACTTTAGTAGCATCAGCACTTGGGTAAGAGTTTTTAGCTGTGTTAGCAGCTACAGCCGAAGCATCTGTATAAGATATTTTAGTGTTGTTAGTAGCTATATCTGACTCCATAGTATCTAAGTCTACAGCCTGTGTAACAGAAATGTGTCCTAACTTAGTTTGTTCTGCACTAGTAATACCTGTTTTTGCAGTGTTAGCTTGAATTGCATCAAACATCTCATCAGTCATAACACCCCAGTTATCTGTATCAGCAGCAGGTAAACTTGCGTTTGTACCATCACTAGAATTTACTACTAATGATGTGCCACTTTGTGTAACAGATAGGTCAGTGCTTACGTTACTAACCTTAGCTGTGTTAGCACTAATTGCACTAATTGTAGCACTATCAAGGTTTACAGTAGCAGCACCACTATCACCACCTGAAACATCAATGTTGTTACCACCAATAACTTCAGTAATATCACCTGTCGAAGAGGATAATGTTATCCAAGAAGAACCATCGTAATACTTTATGATGTTAGAAGTAGTGTTATAATATATTTGTCCTTCAACTCCTGAAGGGTCTGTTGCTAAGTGCTGAATTTTAAAATTCTGCAACTCATGGTCGTTCAAATCTACATTTCCTTGTACATCTAAATCGACTAAAAATTTAATTTCTGGCATTTTTTTATTTATTTATTAATTAATTAAAATACGCTTTCCCAGAGAAAGCCCCACTAAAGGTTATAGTTACCTGATTCAGCGAATCGTAATCAACTTGACCTTGTACTACTGTACCTGCCGAATCAACAACAGTTACACTAGCATTTTTGTTTAAATTATGTGTAACAACCCAAGTTGCACTAGCAACATTTTGATTGTGTATATAATTTTTATCGTTTACACCTGTATTGGTTAATATCGTAGAAAATGGAGTGAATCTTATGTTACCATTTGCATCGGTATGTAGCACTTCATTTGTAATTTCTACATCTGCGATACTAACACCAAATCCTGTTCCATTTTCTAGGGCAGGGGAGGCTGTAGTCAATCCTGTTACAGTTACTACCCCACTACTGTCTTTTGATGACACAAAGTCTGCGTGTGCGTCTAAAGCACTATGCAAAGCAGTTCCTATCTCTAAAGCTGTAGAGTTTATGCCTGTGCTGGTAACATCTACAGCTATAACGCCTCCATAACCAGCAGGAGTAGAAATAACATTTGTGTTTATGATTTGAAAATATACAGCATACTTAGTTTCATCATAACTATTATATATACATAAATATTGATGGTGTAGATTACCAGCAACGTCTGCAATAGGAGTTATAGTTAGTGTGCTTGTATAGTTTGCTTTTACCCACTCAACTATACTTTGTCCATTCTTAGTGGACACAGTTCGTTTTCTTGCAGGAGCAAATCCTTTTGGATTATGTATCTGGGAATCAGTTAAATTATTATGGTGCTTCATTTATCTAGTATGTTATAATCCCATGTCTTTTACTTACATTTCCACCTTTTGTTTTGTTATCGCAGCCATCACATCCTTTCCATTCAGGATATAAAGTAATGTTATCATCTAAATATTTTTCCATTTTTTTCTTGTACGTTTCAGCCTTTTTATAGGTTTCTTGTCTCAAGTAATTTAACTTAGATGGGTCTACAGGACTTGTAAAGTCTGCTAAATTATCAACAACACCTTGTGATGTTGTATTATAAGTTATGTCTGGCAATATCTCAAATTTTACGCAGAATGCCAAATAATTTTTTATATAATCGTTTACTAAAGTTACATAGCCACCAGCAACACAAGCATCATATAAATCTTCACCCAAAAAAGGCTTAACGTGATTTAACTCTGCTATCTCTATAAATGTGTCTTTAATCAAATGTGTATCAAAGTTTGCGTTTGTTATACACCTAGATATTACTTCTGATTTAGTTATTAGTGGCATCTTCTTCGTTTATATCGTTATTATTTTCTTTTACTTCATTTTGCTTTGACTTTGCCTTTTCCTCTAGCAACTCTTCCATTTGTCTTTTACTAAGCTCTGGCAAATGAAATATCTCTCTACCCTCTTTTATAGATATAAATTCAGAAGGTGATATTGCTCCAAGTAATGATACTGGTGGTTTAGTGTAAAATGTTAGGTCAGAGGCATTAATTCCTCTTTCGGTTTTTAAAATCTTTTTTAATATCTTTAAGAACATCTGTTGAGGTTCTTTTATAACTGTACTCATTGCTATATCATAAGCAGTAAGTATCTGTTGGTTGTTGCCAAGCTGTCCTGCAACTTGTATTCCTGACAATGCAGGATTCCACCTGTGTGCCGAAATTATATTATCATTGGTTATTCTCTGCAACTCCATAAACGAACCATCACTAGTGTCATTTATTATATTTACATTAGTTGCATCACCATCACCATTCTTTGCTATAAATAATATCTTAGAATTATCACCAGCACCTGTTAGCTTTTCTACAGCATCATCTATAAAGTCTTGTGCCTCATCTTCTCCCATGTCGGCATTGAGCTCTACAATAGCACTAGGCATAAAACCGTTTTTAAATCTAGTAAGGTTGTAAACTCCTATTTGATTTGCTATTTTTATGTGGTCTAAAGCAGCACAGTAATCTGGCATACCATAATAGTAGTATGTGCTTTCGTAATCAGAAAAATGAATAATTGTTCTAAATGTAGAACCACCATTTTCTTCTTTGTATTCAGGGTATTTAGGTATTTTTCTTAAATCATCTGGATATTGTCTTGCGTGTTCCCAATCAGGGTGCAACAATATGTGCTTACCATCTTTGTGAACTCTTGCAGTTGTGCCATCTTGGTGAAAAAAGTTTAAATAACCTCTTCCAATAACAACCTCCATATAACCATTGCCTAGTTTCCAATAATCAGCAAAAACTTTTTTAGCAACATCATCCATAGATTCACCATAGATGTTTACATCTTCTAGTATGCCTTGTAAATTTTTATTACTAGTCCTAAGACCCTCTCCTACAGAAAATGTAGTTTTTGTGCTAAGTATAGCTCTATGCGTAGAAGCAGAACGAGATAGTTCTGATAATTCTTGTGGAAATAAATTGTTAATACCAAAAGGAATCCAATCATCCTGTAATTGTTTATACGGATGTGGCTCTTTTGGTGGTTCTTTAGATAAGTCTTTAGAAAAAGAATATCCTAATATCTTAGGACTCTTTTTTGTTTGACTTGAACTTTCTATACTTTTCTTTCTTTTTCGGCTCATTTATAATAACTTTTTCTGGTTGTATGATTTCATCTTCTATGACAGCTTGTTCTTCATTTTCCAAAGTAACATAAGGTTTGCCTTGATTATATAAATGAGATAACACCTTGTTGCTTAGTTTAGAGTCAAAAGACACTTCAAAAGCGTGTCCTACAACTACAACAGAGTCATTATCATTAGAAACAAAATAATCTTTATCGAACTTAAATTTCATCATGATATAATATTTTATGTAAATATATAAGAATTAGGGGGATTTACCCCCTAATCTTATAAAAAGTTATTGTAACCTAGTTTGAGCTCCAAGCATTAGTAACGCCAGTAACAAGTTGATATAAATCAATCTGACCTGCGTTTGCTGGGTCTACGTTTGCAGCAGATACTACTACTAACGCTTCTCTTGGGTATTCAGCATGAACACCAGCTAATTTTACTTGAGTACCATTTGCATCCTGTAATGCAACACCAGTAGTTTGCTCTCCTGAAGAGAACTCTAAGAATGCTTTCTTTTCGAAAACCTTGTCATATCCTAAGATAAAGAAGTATGTTTCTGGTGCAACAGCATCACAATCATCAGCGAATGTTTCAACTAGTGCATATAGACCACAAGATTCAGTAAGCTCTCTTAATCTACCATTAATTTCTTCAGTTACTTTTGGAATGTAGAAGTCTAATTCTACTGTTACAAGAGTAGAACCATTCTCTCTTGTAGCATTTGCAGTGAAACCAGCAGTTTCTCTGTCAAATTCAAATTCATACCAAGTTGTAGATACAAAAGAATTAAATTCGCCACCAGCAGCATCAGCACCTGGTCCTGAACCAGCAGCAGCATAAGCTACAGCACCTAAGCCACCTTGCTCCATAAGCCAAATTCTTTTTAGTCCACCTCTTCGGTTTCTGTCGCAACATACGATTGCGTGTCCTTGAGTTATTGCCATTTTTTTATATTTATTATATTGTTAAACAAAGTAGTCAGGAGGGATTTTACTCCCCCCCTCGTACATTTTTATTATTAGTCTTCAGTAGAAGTAACAACCATTCCTGGCTCTTTAACAGCTACACCGAAAGAGTAAAGCATACGGAATCTGTTTTCTTTACAATCTCTGTTGTACCACATATCTACATCTTGTGCAGCAAAGTCAGTACCTACAGTAATATTGTTTTCCATTGTCCAGATAGCACACTTAGTTTCAGCAGCTCCATTTGGAGCAAGACCATTTGCCATAGCAGCTAAAGCTACAGAGTGGTTAGCAATATCAACATCCCACGAGTTAATAACAACTAAAGGAACACCATTGAAACGTAGACTTCCAACACCATTTTGTAAGTCAGCGTATGCAGCAGTATGAGAACCATTAGAAGCTCTTAATTCAGCAGCATAAGAATCAGCAAAAGCACGAGAACAGTAAATAACTTGTCCTTCAGCAGTAGCTAGTTCAGTTGAACGAGCAGCTAACATTGCTTCTAATTGTGCGATTGTTGCAGTAGCACCTTGAGTTAGTGTTTGTGAAACTGGTAAAGCACCACCTACAGCACCATCAAGAGCTTTCCATACACCATTTGCAAGTGCTTGTGTACCAGCACCATTTGCAGTATCTCCAAACCATAGGATTGTAGACATATCTCTCATGATACCTTGTAATACTAATTCAGAAACGATTTCCATAAAGATAGTTCCTGATAAGTCGTAACGACTAATACCTCGTCTCAATAATTGAGATTTAATGTGAGATAATAAAGAAGTAGACTGTTGTGCGTGTTCAACCTCTAAACGAGATAGAGTTAATTCTATAACGTTGTTAGTAGATTGGTCTGCGTCAGCAGCGAAACACGCTGTGTTCATTGATTTTGTTAAATCTTTTAAAGCTGAATATCTGTCTAACTTAATAGAAGCACCAGAAATATCAGAAATAACTTCCATCCCTTTAAGATGGTCATTTTCGTAAAACAATGGAGATAGGAAATAACGTCTAGCATCTTCCTGACTCCAAGTTAAACTTGTATTAATTACGTTTGCCATTTTTTTCTAATTTTTAATTTTTAAAATAAACTTTTTTGTCATCGCTGATGCTTTTAGCTAGTACATCCCATGCGTTTTCAGACTTTACATCTGGAGTTGGGTTAGGGTCTTTACTAGGCACTACATCACTTGGAGTTCCCTCCATTTTTGCTACTTTGTAAGAAGAAATCTCATCCTCTAAAGTTGCAATGTAACCATCCTTTTCAACGATTGTGCCATTTAATTCAATGATAGCTTTGTTAGACTCTTCTATAGACTCTTCTAAAGTTTTCATTTTTTCAACAACAACATCATTATCAAGAATTTTTACTTCCTTTACTTCGCCTTCTTTGTTAAAAAGGTCAGCGATAAAAGATTTTAAGTTATCAAACTCTTTTTCCATTTTACTTTCTTTTTTAATGTTATTAAATAAATTATTTACAAGAGCTTTATTCTTGTAATCATACTTGTTTATATCAAACCTTGCAGCAAGTTTTATAGGCTCTTCGATTACATCTACAAAACCATATTTTACTGCTTCAGAACTATCAAACCAAGTTTCTTCATTCATCCAAGAACGGATTTGCTCTTCGCTATTTCCACTCTTAGACATATATATACTAACTAACCTATCGCCCATTTTATCCATGAGGTCGGCTGCTTTCCTTAAATCACCTGCGTCTCCAACTTCTCCTCCCCATACATTGTGTATCATATAAAGTGAGTTCTCACTCATTATAACTTCATCACCAGCAAGTGCAATAACACTTCCCATTGACGCAGCGATACCTTCTATACGAGTAGTTACCTTTTGTGGCATTCTGCTAATAGCATCATAAATCGCTAAACCATCTACTACTGAACCACCAGGTGAGTTTATTCTTAAAAGAACAGATGTACCATTTGGGATATTCTTCATTTCATCTATAAAAGATTTGGCATCAACCCCATATTTGCCAATCTCATCATATATCATTACCTCTGTTACATTATCAGAAGCTATGTTTTTTATATCGTACCAATTCATTTTTGCTAAGTTTTTAATATTACTGTGTTCATGAATTTCGCCATTGTTATATGTAAAAAGAATGGTCATTTCTGTGCCATCTTCATCTGTCTGTGTTACATACAACTCTCCTTTAGTGTGTAAGGTTTCCATGTCTGATTGTGTAAAATCATATTTATGGTCATACTCTTCACCCTTGTATTCTTCCTTTTTGCTTTTCTTGTCTATCTCTTCCAACTTGTTTATTGCCCAATTAATCATACTTGTGCCTCCCCAGCAGTCCCACATTAATCCTCCACATCCTTCACTATAAGGAACATCTTTGTGTTGTTGATGCCTTTTAAAACTAGCGACACGAGAAATCGTATCTCTACTTAAAGGAGTACGACTTGCGATTTGTCTGGCTCTTTTTTTTCCTACGTCAGTTCCACAAGAACCCCATCCATTTTCTTCTACCCACTTTAACGCTCTCTTAGCATTATTAGTTGCAGACTGTGGATAATCACTATAGGTTTTAGCCATTTTAAAACTTTGATACAATATAAGTCAATATATATGAGACAGTATGGAAATTTGTGGAATAAAATTTGTTTTTGTCATTTTTGTTTAGTTACATTGTATTTCAATCAACAATAAAAACTATGAATTTCGAAACAAAATTATCAGGAAACAACGTAACAGTTTATAACGTCAGCAAAAGAAACCACGATGTAGAGTCTAGTTTTATAGTAGACTGGTCTTTCGTTACAGAAATGAGACAGTGGGGTGTAAAATCCATGTATTTATATGTAAATAAGGTTTGTGGTCAAATAGATGTTAATTACTGGGATGATGAAAATTCAATGCCTATACCAATATTAATAGATAGCAGTATGGATGAGCATGATGGTTCTAAGTGGGCAATAGAGGTAGAGAAATCTAATTTAAACTTTGGAGATTGCGTACAACCCAAGGATGTAGAAGTAGATTTTGAAACTAAAATTATAACTGTAAACTTTTAAGATATGAATTACGATAATTATAAATTAAGCAACCCTGTAG